GAAATATCCTTTGGTTTACATTTGTCCTTTGGATGCTGCTCCGAGTGAAATGGGATTCACTACCGAAATTAATTTAGAAATCTATTGCTTTGATATTATACAAAAAGACCGAGCAAACATAAACGTAATTCTAAGTGATTGCCATTTGATTTTAAACGACCTTTACAATTGGTTTCTAAACTCGGACGATTATAGCTTTGATATTGTAGGAGTTCCAACTATGACACCTTTAAATAACGATTTGTTAGATTATGCTGCGGGTTGGTTAATGACCGTGACGTGTTCAATTAATAACTATACTGATTGCCAAGTTCCTTTAAAAGAAGAAACACCGCCATTAAGTTGTGATTGTATTAGTGTTACCTATCAATTAATAGGTGAAGAGCCTGTAACGATGGAGGTTGCTGTATTTGGAGAAATATATGGAAAAAATTCTTATGAATTTGTTATACAAGGAATAGACGTTTCTCTTTTTTGGAATGTAACAAATTGGATGTTTATCAATGCTAATTCCGAAGAAACACAAGCTACTCTTTCATCCGACACCCCTTGTCCTTTTGGAATATATACAATAGAAGAAGGTAGTATATTTGAATCATTTGTAGTGTCAGAATGTATTTTATAATCTCAATTGTTAAACAAACCAAAGATTTAAAATAATATAGAATATGCCTGATAAAGAATTTAGACTAAAGTACAAAATAAGAAATAAAGCCGCTAAGGTTCTAAAACGAGTAATAGCTGAAGACGGATTAATAGATACCGGTACGCTTTATGATTCTGTACGCATTAACGCTAAATTCACTACTGAAGGTAACTTAAGAATAGAAATACTGGCTGCTTATTATTTTGGATTCTTAAATAACGGCACAATCACAATAGAACCATACGACCTTGTTAGATCATTCAATGTAAGATTAGAACAAGAAGGAATTATTTCTGAAATGTACGCAAGTTATATCGAATGGCTTTCCGGTAAATACCCATTAGTACAAGTCGCTGGTATGTTACGTAAAAAACAAAACGTAATATATGACTTTAATCCGTTATTCGGTGATTTTTTCGGTGAACTTGAATATTAAACATTCAATTCTTTACGCATTCCTAAAAAGTTAAATACAAGTATTAACGGAAGTTCACAAACTGCATTAAACTTTGTTAAGTCTTCTTGGCATAACATCCATATAAGCTGCTCCCACGCCCATTTCTTATGTTTTTTTTGCTCTTCAACTTCTTTTAACTCTTCGGCATCCATTTGAGAATCCGTTTCAAAGTCATCTTCATAGGATTCAGTCATAAGGTTTTTATATTGGTCGATAATACCTTCTCTGAATTTAATGTATTCAGGTAGCAATCCAAAGACATCTGTAATTGGAAAGTCTAAAAACCAATTTAATCTATCGGTTGAATGATAATTGTAAGGTTCAAGTATTTCATCACCCCATTCATTAACACGAACGCGCCTGTAAAGTATTGCAATGATATTAAGCAACTTTTCAATGTAGTTATCTGAAAAATAAGACTCCAAACTTATAAATTCGCCTAAGGTAATTTTATTAAATGGCTTTAATTTGTATTCCCCTATCGTGTTTTTATAGTGTTTATGTGGTTCATCACGTATAAACTTAACTTCTAACAATAGCTCTTCAAGTTCATCTAAGCTTATATCGTCAAAATCTTCAGGATAACAGTCTAACAACGTGCAGAGCACATCAATTTGATAGTTGAACATTCCGTCTTCTTGTGAAAGACTACGTAATTCAATAAATGTTTCAATCGTTATTTGATTCCACGCTTTCGGCAGCTTGTTTTTGAGCATGGTTAGAGATTGTTGTAGTTACAAAATTAAGGTAAGGTATAGCTATTTCAGCAACTTGCGTTCTAAACAGCTTAGATTTATATTTTAAATGCGCTGAATCGTAATGTTCTGTATTACTTAGGTCGGTTCTTTTAAACATCAAAGCCATAATATCTGAAACCGAATGACGATTTTCTTTAACAATCATTTTCTCGATTAGCTTTGTGTCCTTTACAGATAGTTTCATTTCAGCTTTATAAGTAAATCCGTCAATTTCTAACTCGGTTACTGCGTCTTTAGCTTCGTAGTTATCCGTGTTAAACTCTTTTGTCTTTTCAACAAAGTAATTAAAGTCATCCCATTCATCTTCTTCAATACCTACAACTTCAAAAACTTTGATTTGTTTTTCGATGTTATCCAGTTCCTTATTGTTGTGAATAGCAGAAATCTTTTCAAACTCTTCAACGGTAATTTCATTCATTTTGTTGGCAATTTGCCTTCCTAATACTTCAATCATGATTATAATTTTTGAACAAATATAAATAAAATTTAATATAGGCATGACTAAAGACCTTCCAGTCTATAAAATCACGATTGACCCTGCTTATTCAGATGGCGAAGATTTAGGGATTGAGCAAATTGCTTTTACTTCAAACCCTGCCATAAAGGTTCGTGGGTTAGCGTTTAATCAATCGGAAAAATTAATGTTCGCAGACGATGTAAAATACCGTGTTACTGCTCCTGCTATGATTCCAATGGAGATTTATAGACGCGACGATGAAAGCGGAGAGTATTACGTACAATTTAGCGCAGAAACAATCGAACAGATTCATGTTAAGTTCATGCAGGATTTAAAGAACAGAGATATCTTTAACTTAGAACATGACCAAGCGCAAACAGTACCCGCATTTATTTTGGAAAGTTGGATAGTCGATAACCCACAATTAGATAAATCATTTACTACGTTTGGAATTGAAGTTCCTAAAGGCACGTTAATGTTAACTGCTCAAATTACTGACAAAGAATATTATAACGAGTTAGTAAAAAACGAACAAATCGGATTTTCTATTGAAGGGTTTTTGGGATTAAAATTAAGTAATCACATAAAACAAAATAACATGAACAAATTACCCGATGGGGAGCACCTAATCGAAGGTAAAATCTATGTCGTAAAAGGCGGTGAGATTATCGAGATTAAGGACGCACCTAAAGAAGAAGTGGCTATGGAAGACACGGTAGTAGAAGAAGAAGTGACAACTGAAACTGAGCCTATCGACGAGCAACCTGCACCCGAAGAAATGGAAGAAGTTGTGGCTGAAGAAGTTGAAATGGCGGTAGACGTAGCTACGGATGCTGAAGCTGTTTTAGCAATTGTTGCTCCTGTATTAGAAGAGCAAGTTAACAACCTATTAAAAATTATCGCTGACCTAAGAACTCAAATGGAGGAAATGTTAGCGGAAAGAGCTGAAGACGAAATCGAATTAAAGTCTGAAGTTAAAATGAGTATTGCTGAAAAGTTCAGCGCATTAAATAAATTAAGTAATAACTAAAAACAAATACAAACACAAATGGAAAGAAAATTAAAATTTGATTTGGACATTGAAAACAACGCGTTGCTTTGTCCTAACCCTAACGAGTTCTACTCTCGTGCTTATTTAACAGCTGATGTTGCTGATACTTACCGAGCTTTGCCTGGTATCAAATCAAAAACAAAATTAGCTAACGTTGCTTTCGGTTCAATCCTTAAAGCTTCAACTTGTAACTTCGAAGCTCCAACTGATACTTTGGACGCTATTGATATCGAAGTTTGTCCATTCAGTGCAATGGCTCAAATTTGTCAGTTTGACTTAGAGCAATCATTTGTTGCTTTGCAAATGACACAAGGTTCTAATGGTGATTTCTCTGTAGCTTCTTTCATGAACTACTATTGGGGTGAAATGGCTAAGCAAATCGAAGAGGATATCGAATTAATAAGATGGCAAGGTGATACAGGAAGCGAAAACCCGCTTTTGGCTTTGTGTGATGGTTACTTAGTTAAATTGTGTGGTGATTCAGCTAACTTGGCTTATACTAACGGTGGTACTGTAGATTCTACAAACGTACTTGATACTTTGAACTTAGTAGTTAATGGACTTCCTGCATCAGTTAGATTTAAGAAAGCTGATTTAAGAATCCGTGTTTCTTCTAATGTTGCTGCTGCTTATGAACTTGCTGCTGCTTCAGGTAACACTTTGACTTATGTTTCTGCTCCATTGCAATCTACTTACTTAGGAATTAAAGTTGTAGTTTGTGAGGGTATGCCTGACAACACAATCGTAGCTTCTTTGAAAGACGATTTAGTTTATGCATTCGACGCTGAAGGTGATTCTAAAGCATTGAAAGCAGTTAATTTGACTGATACTGTAGCTGAGCCATATATCCGTACACGTGCAAACGTTAAGGCTGGTTTCTTCTATACTAACCCAAGTCAAATTTCTGTTTGGTCAGCTTGTTTTGACTAATCAAAAATAAATAATAATGGGGGTGTAAAAACCCCCTATTTTAAATAACTTAAAAAAATATAAAATATGTCATGTGAAGCTTTAGAAGGAATTGTTAAGTCGTGCGACAACAACTCTGGAGGGATTTACAAGGTATGGATAAACCAACAAGATAACATCGATTCATATACATTGAATCCTACGTTAACTTGGACGATTGATTCCATTACTTTGGTTGACCCTAACGATATTTATACTGAATTCGAAATCCGTCGTAATACGGGTTCTTATACTGAAGAGGCAGCTATTGACCTTGTTAATGGTTCTTCTTATTACACTCAAACCATTACTTTAATGTTCCATAGAAGAGACCAATCTAAGTCTCAAGCTATAAAAGTTTTAGGAGCAGGACAGCAGTATCTTAACGTGATTGTTCAAGATGCTAATGGTAAGTATTGGTATTTCCCTTTTATGCAATTAACTGGAGCTGCTGAAGGTTCGGGTACTGCAAGAGCTGATGGTTCTAAGTATTCCGTAACTCTTACTGCTGAGAATGAGTTTTTAGCATACGAGGTTACTGAAAGCACGGTTGAATCTGTAATTACTGTAGCACCGTAATTTAAAAGCTTTCTCCAAGTAGAAATTAGCATCCTTCGGGGTGCTTTTTTTTTAAACAAAAAGACGAACTAACTTAATATAGTTTGTGATATACATAAACAAAGACGAAGTAAATAATATAGTGTTGACGTTAAGCGAAGTTAGTAGTTTAACAAATCCTTTTTATTTGTTCGTGTTTCAAAACGAAATGAATCCCGAAAGCGACCCTATTTTATTTTCTACTGCTGATATTTCAGCATATCCTGAAAGATACAATCAATTCTTATTAGATGAACCTGTAGACGTAGAATTAATCAAAGGTCAATATTCTTACTTTGTTTATGAGTCACTTACCGCACCAACAGAAATTGAAGATACTACAGGCGTAGTTATCGAAGAGGGGAGAATGGTTGTTTCTGGTGCTATTGTAAACTCAATATACGATTAATTTATGGCTTGGTACAATATATTTAAACAAAGTGAAAAACAAGGCGTTGAAGTTGTGGAGGGCTATCATAGTTTTTCTACACCTTTTGCTAAGATTGGCGGTGCAAATCTTGCACTACCTTATGTAAATGGACGCTATCAAGTCGCTGGTTACGTTCCTTTTGGGCAGGATAACCTTTACCCTGAGATACTTAACCAAATGTATTACAGCTCACCTTTACATGGTGCTATTGTAGACTACAAAGTTAACGCGGTAATCGGTGGTGGGTTTACAATTCAAACTGAAAAGCTAACAAACGAAGAGAAATTAGAGCTTTACGCATTCGAAAAGAAAATAAAACTAAAAAAGGTAGCTGCAATTACTACAAAGCAACTTGTAATTCATAATAGGGTTTACTTTAAATTATGCTTTTCAGAGCGTGGAAAACTTACAAAGATAGAAAACCTTTCACCCGAGAAATTAAGACGCTCAGAGGACGGCAAAACGTACTTTATTTGCGACGATTGGGCATCGAGAATAGATGTTTTTGAAATCACGCCCTACCATCCTTTAAGTAATGAGTACGAGCAGCTGTTTATTTATGAGTTGCCGTGTATTGGACAAGACTATTACCCACTTCCGCAGTATTCAAGTGCGTTAAACTTTGCTTTTTTAAGTGGTGAACTTAGTTATTTAGCGAAATCAAACATTCAGAACGCGGTTTTTCCGTCTTTTGCTATGATGTTCCCTAAGCGTCCACAAAGCGAAGAGGAAAAGAACGTACTACGTAGAACAATCGACAAGCTTAAAGGCGCTGAAAACGCAGGAAAAGCGGTTGCATTCTTTGCTAACTCAGCAGAACAAATGCCAAAGATTGAAAGTTTACCAACTAATTCAAACGACAAGTTATTTCAAGAAGCTTCAGCGTTAAACACCGAACAAATCTGTTTTGCCCACACGATTGACCCAATATTAATGGGTGTTCGTACAACTGGAGCTTTGGGCTCGGGTTCGGATATCAAACAAGCGTACGTGATATTTGAAAAGAACGTAGTAAAACCGTTGCGAGAAATCGTACAGGATATTTTTAACGAGTTGTTACATATTTCTAAAGTTAAAGGTGAGTTAGTAATTAATAACTTTCAAATCATTAACGAAACTATTGTTGAAGTTGAAGAAAGCGCAAGTAAAACAAGTGACTCACTTAATGCAATGTCGCCTTTAGTAGCTACAAAAGTTCTTAGTTCGATGACTCCTAATGAGATTCGTTCTTTGGCAGCGTTACCACCAATTGAAGGCGGTGATATTGTTCCAATTGCTCCACCTACTAACCCTACAACTCCAGCATAATGCTTTACTTTATAACTGAAAACTACCTAAAGACGAACACACCTATAACGGCAAATGTAGACGTTACGGATGTCACTCCATACATAGCAACACAAGCGCAATTAAGAGTAATGCCTATTTTAGGAACTACTTTCTTTAACTATATGCTTGAAGTCTATAACGACCAAACAGCAACAAACGACGAAGAAACGTTAATTAAATTTATTCAACCTATTGTGGCTTGGCGTTCTGCTGAAGATGCGGTTTTTGGTTTAACCTACCAACTTAAAAATAAAGGCTTACAATTACAAAACGGTGACTATTCAAGTTCAGTAAGTCAACGCGAAGTGGCATTTGGTATGGAACACTACGCACAAAAGGCTTCATTCTTTGAACAACGACTAATTAAATACTTAATCAAAAACAAAAATCTTTTCCCTGAATTTATTTCTGAAGAGAATAGAGACACGGATTTACGTCCTATGATTGACTGCCACGGATGTACGGGATGCTGTCACGGGACTTGTAACTATGAAAATGGAAACGGATATAACAACCAAATTTTAATATTGTGATAGATTTAAATCAAATTTTTACTGTAATTAAAAAGCAAGGAGCGACAGGAGTTTTAGCTATTTGGCTATATTACACTCATTCGGATGTACAAGATTTAAAACAACGCCTTTATGACTGTTATGGTAAAGCGAATAGTTCAGTTACAAAACCAATTGCTGACGATAACAATTTTGCTATTGTACCGAAAGATGAACTAATCGAAGAATGAACTACGACTGGCTAAAAGAAGAGAAAGCACCGCGAATATTGGTTCAAGCTGTTAAACAACTTGGAGTTAAAGAGATTGTTGGTAAACAACACAACCCTATCATTTTAAATTGGGCGCGTGAATTAAAGCTTTCAAGTGTTTACAATGCAGACGAGATTCCGTGGTGTGGTTTATTCATAGGCTATTGTGCAAAGATGGCAGGATTAGAAGTAATTAACAAACCATTGTGGGCGTTATCGTGGTCTAATTGGGGTACTGAAGTAACAGAAGCAATGTTAGGCGATGTATTAACGTTTAAAAGAAATGGCGGTGGACACGTAGGGATTTATGTAGGAGAAGATGATACACATTTTCATGTGTTAGGAGGTAACCAAGGTAACTCAGTAAGTGTTTCACGAATAGCAAAAAGTAGATTATATAAAGCACGTAGAACAGCGTGGAAGGTAGCACAGCCTTTAAACGTTCGAAAGGTGCAATTAGAACCAAAAGGAGTAATAACAACAAACGAGCAATAAAATGGCAAAGAAAAAAAAGGTAGATGTAGAAATTCAAGTGAATGATGCGTCTTTAGAAATCCACAAGGATGAAACAATTAACGAAGTGAAGTTAGATACTAAAAACTTAGACATTGAAGTTAAAAAAACGGATGATACCATCGAGGTGAAAGTCGATGCACAGAAGCCGTTACTTAATTTTGTAGGAAAAGTTTTAGGAAGATACATTTCTAAGAAATTAAAATAGTATATTTGCAATGCTTTTTTCATAATTGATTAATTGTTAACGGGAAACCCTTACTTCGGTAGGGGTTTTTTAGTTTATAGAATTAAGAATCAACATATACTCCTTTTGGGTATATA